CAACCACGACGACAACTCACCGCGATTTCGAATGCCACAACGCAATCGCGATACCGCTCAACGAGCGATGCTAGGGGCTGCGCTTACTGCAGCTGGCGTGCTATGGGACGCCAGCCGTAAGGCGCTCACCCTGGTACCAGTGTCTCCGATGGGAGCACTGAAGAGCTTTCCTCTCCTGCTGGCGCTTGGCGCACTAGCACCACAGGTGAGGTCAAGGCTAACCAAGCGGATCGGAATCCGCTTAGCAACCACTCTACTGGCCGTTTTATCCTTAACGACCACACTCTTTTTCTTATTCAAGCCCATACTAGCCTGCGCCAAGGCTAAGTTGCGTAAGAAGATTGAAGGCAAATCACACCCACTCCGGCAACACTGGAGGAACGCTTTCTGGAACTGCCCTATCCAGACGCGGCGACCTAGCACCACCCACTCACATGGGGAGTGTGCGTCCGACAGGTCGTCTGCTGGCAGCACCTTAGCGTACCTAGCAAAGAGTATGGGGTTCACACCATACTACTACCAGATGTCCCTTCGCGATCAGCAGTTGGGACGCAGGGGTGAGCGCACTTATTATTGGGACAAAGATCTTTCGGCAGAGCCCCGGGGCGAGAACCTCGGGAGCAAAGATTTAGTTATAATGATTGACGTAGACTATTACGTCGAGGACCTGGGCACCAAGCTCGCTATAACACCCAACCCAATGGCCTTCTATACGTTCGCTCTGAGCGACGTAGCAATCGAAACTGGACCAGCAATCCACACCTTCTCCGAGGGGGAGATGACCATGCACATCCGCGGCGGCGAGCGTTACCAGCACAAGATCTGGGACTGGAATCGCGCCTCGGTTAGTCATTTCTCACTCTTCAGTTGGTATGGCGACTCACTCGGTGAGCGACTGGTTAATTTCTTCACACCTGTGTACTCCGTGCACAATATCGACACCCGGGTCACGTCACAAGCGTGCAAGGCCCTGGTCATGGCGACACCAATGTGCCGCGTCGTGGGGGCAAAAGCGCTATTGTGCGCAGGCCTCCTGGGAACGCAGCCGTTGACACGCCTAGACCCTTCGACGGGCGAGTACAACTCACTCCGGGTGTTTAGTCGAGACGGGAACTACGTTAGCGTAGGGCGCCAGGGCTCATACAAGTCAGTGCGCGTACCCGCAGAAAATCTCGACGGATTACTGGAGGACGCAAGGCAAGCGAAGTACCCAATCTCCGTCAGCTCCATAGCTTCAACGCTGGATGTTGACCGCGATACCGCAATGATCGTGCGGGGGTACTGCATGGGCTTTCAGGACCCGACAGCACTTGCCTCACGTGTAGATACCGGCGTGCGGAGCTATTCACCTTGCCCGCACGATGATGCAGACCCAGTTGTCTGCTCGTACATGCTTCCCCTGTACGACGCGTCCTTCGCCCCCCGCCGTTCAAAGGCGAGTGAGGCAGCGTCTGTCCAATGCAGGGTTGAACATCTCCGGACCGAGGTCTCCATGACCCCAGCCATCGATGGCTACTTCGACGAAATCGTGGGCTTCTTAACCCCCGACGAGCTACTCTATCCTGAGCACACCGAAAGTGTGTTTAGAAACCAACCCAGGCCTAGTCAGCAGGCAATTTTGCATAGGTGGGTGACGTCCCTAGTCACCGGCCTCCCTGTCCTGTCGACGTTCACAAAGGCCGAGCCTTATCCCAATTTGAAGGCTGCACGCAACATAACCATTGTGGACGACGACCTGAAAGCTCGTTGGTCCACTTACCAGTATGCCTACAAGGACCATATGAAGTCCTTCAACTGGTTTGTGTGTGGGTTGAAACCAGTGGAGATCAGCGACCGCGTTGTCGCTACCTGTCTAAACGCCGGCACGATGAACATGACCGACTTTCACAGGATGGATGGACACAAGAATGCATTGAACCGAAATTTGCAGCGCCGTGTCTATCTCGCCACGTTCCGCCCAGAGTACCACGCCGACATCATGGAGTTGCATGACAAACAAAGCAACCGCAGAGCCCGCACCAAAAGCGGGTATACATATGATACCGGCCCATCCCAGCTGTCTGGCTCGCCAGACACCACAAACGACAACACCTTAGTACCCAAGGCCATGGACTACATTGCTTGTCGTATGTCTGGCATGGAGCCCCAAGAAGCTTTTGATCACCCGATGCTTGCATCTGGTGACGATGGCATATCCGCTGACCTCGATCCAGAGGTTTTGACCAAGGCAGCCCAAGCCCTTGGCCACGTCGTAAAGATCCACACCATACGACGCGGTATGCTCGGAGTGAACTTCCTGTCCCGGTTCTTCGGACCCGGGGTTTGGTATGGTGATCCCAATTCAATGTGCGACCTGCCTCGGCAGCTCGCCAAATTCCACACGACCCCTCGTGTACCACTGTCCCCTGCCGTGAAAATGGTAGAGAAAGCTCGTAGCTACTGGATGACTGACCGACACACCCCGATCTTGGGAGCATTGTGCGTTAGGATTCTTGAGCAGACTGGCGGCCCGCCGCGGAAGGCCGCCGACCTGGACAAACGTATTCGAACCTGGAATGCCCAATACGAGAGAGACGTGCAGTTCCCCAACCAACCAGCAGCCTGGATGTGGGACTTGACTCGTGCTAACCTCCCCGACTTGGATGACACCGCTCTGCTCGAGCTCCACTACAAAACGATAGAAGAGATGCTTACGACAGACAATACCATACACCCCCCCCCGACCCCAGTACCTTGCGAAATCACCATGTACGTGGAAGACCGCAAGTATGTGCCCCCAGCCAAACGCGAGAACAAACCAACCTGGAAGGAGAACACAAACCGGACCCCCGGACGTAAAGGATCCCACCCCTCCCGTGGCGCCTCACAAGGCCACGGGTCCGAGCGCTCGCGCGCCTGGAAGAAAAGGGAAGGCTCGCAAGAGCAGCAACCCGAGAGGGCCCCCCAGCAACGGGGTGCCAAAGAACCCCCCGGGTCGCAAAACTAGCCTGTAGAGTGGCCGCCACCAAACTGTT